AATCTAAAAGGATTAGGTTGACCTATGCTTCTAGATATTTCTTGGAATCTAGCCTGTATGTCTTCAGATGGAAAATAAGATTTAAACACGCCTTTGTTTAAAGCATTATATGTATCTTCCGAAAGTTGTCTCTCTTTAAATTCTTTTCTAAGATTTATGTTTGATGTACCTAATAATTGTGCTGCTTTTAAATCTCTGTACATATTTTTTTGCACATTAAATCTTGCTCTGTTACTAGCAATAAATCTTTCTATAACATCGTTAGGTGTTTTCTTACCACCAGATAACACACCAAATGTACCACCAGTAAACTCTCTTCTAGCATTACGTATACCTGATTGATAATTTGTAATTTTAAAACCCATAGACTGTAGAGGTTTAATGTCTACACCTCTAAATCCAAAAAATCCTGCAACCTCTGGTAATACTCTATACTCTTCTCCTCGTTTACCAACGCCAAGAAAAGGACCAACAGTATCTGTTGCACCTAAACCTATTCTTACAAATTGTTTATATGATGGCGCTAACGCTGTAGCTAAGTGTCTAATCTGTATTCCTAGTTTGTCTCCAGCTGCTGTTTGTTCCGTGTACAGTGGTCTGCCGTCCTGTGTTCTACCACCCCTAAACCAAATATCATTCATAGCTTCTGTAAAAATAGACTCAGAAATAAATGGATCTGATATTTCACCAAACGCTTCTATACCACCTCTAACAAAACTATCGAGTAAAGGTTTTTCATTCTCTTCACCTTTATTAATATTATTTAATAATGTAGTGAAAGGTCTTGCTAGTGTATCGTAAGCATTACCATGACTAAAATCTACATACATAAGATCTCCGTTTTCTTTTCTAATAGGTACAATAGTAGAATTTTGTGACCACTCTGGTAAGAATCTTCTCATAGCTTTTAATTCATCTTCTGAGATATCGTATAAAGCTCTAGCGCCTTCTGCTACTGCAGTTGGTACTACCACTGTAGTTGTTGCCATACCAGCTATTCTTTTTAAACCAATACCTTTTAAAGGGTTTGTACTTTTAAAATAATTTACACTACCTGTTACAGGATCTTTTATTTCTTTTAATGCACGTTCTACTATGTTTGTAGATGTTCTTAATATTTCAGATGGGAACGACATGAAGTTACCAAAAGGTAATGCTCTAAGTGCTCTAACTGTGTCAGATACATACGCATAGTTTGGTACTGTATTTCTAACAATGTCAGCGGCTTCTTCTTTTAATTGTTGTGTTGTTTTTGAAACACCAGCTTTAGCATACGCATTACTTAAACGTTTTCTTTCAATCGCATAGTTGTATATTTTAAATACATCATCCTCTGCTACATACAAATCTTGAAAAAACTTTTGTCCTTTTTTCAATTTACTTAACATAGGACGTAAAAAATTATCTGTGTTCAACATGCCTTCACCAAATTTTACATCTCTTAATAGGCCCATAATATCTCCTATTTGAACTTGTGAGTTTGTAACACCAAGTTCTAATAATTCCTGATAGGCCTTGTTAGCTTTTTCACCTCTTGTGCCTACTTGTAAAGCACCAAAAGCTTCTTGAAAAGCATCCTTAATTAATTTAGGGTTTTCAAATAAAGTACCATTTGCACCTGCAAACGCACCAGCGCTGAATAAATTACGTAAGTGTGTGGGTATGGATAAAACTGTTTTTGCTAATTGAGATATACCTTTTGGAAACAAAATCATATTTCTATATCCAAACGTTATTATTTTTTCTGGTAATGATGCTCCGTCTCTTTCACCTCTAAAGAAAGCACTAACATTATTTGAGTTCCCTATACCCTCAGCTATATCTTTAGATGTGTAAGAACCCTTAAGAGGATTAATTACTCCAGGTACATCTTTTAAAAACTCATCTAATAAAACTACTTCTTGGTTTGGTAAATTTTTTATAGCATCATTTTTATTTCCGTAAAAAAATTTTCTTTGATCCTTTGCTATTGCATTATTAGCTTTTAACAGGTCACCAAAGAACTGTGTTTTTCTTGCCATAGCCGATAGTTTTGTCATGGCATTGAATACGGAATATCTTGGGTCCTGTATCTCACCAAACAACTCTCTAAATACTTTACTACCTCTACCAATAACTTTTGGTGCGTTTGGATCAACACCAGCATATTTACCTTTAGTAACTGTCCTAGCAAAAGTTTTTAAAACATCAGGTGTTTCTGCTCCTGCAGTAAGATTAACATATTGAAAAGCGGGTAGCTGTCCTTTTGGTTTTGTTTTAGGTACGCTATCTAATACAGACGCTACCATAGATCGTCCTTCTTGTTCTGTAATTTCTTTTACCGTTTTATTATTTCTTTGTGTAAATCTAGAGTATCTTTGAAAAAGTCCTACCGCTCTATTTATTGCTTCATCAGTAGGTTGATAGTTTGCAAAAGGTATTATAGATTTTTCATTAAATATTTTATAGGTGCTACCAATGTATTGTTTAACTCTATCGCCCATTATCTCTTCTAACTCTCTGACATTAGTTTTTATTTGATCGGGTGAACTACCTTTTTTTATAAAGTCTAATAATTCTGTAAACGCACCTCTTGAGTTTGTTATTGCATTATACATTGTGCCTATTTTTTCTTTAGAAATATTTTTGTCCTTCATAGTTTTAGTTATCTTGTCCCAAGAAGGTTGGTCTATTTTATTTCTTAGATTACCTTTGAATAAAACATCATCTAACTGTGCTAGAAATTTGTCTTTTTCTTTTTGAATTGATTTATCAAACACTCTTTGTGACGTAGGAAACATTTCATCTATTTGTTTTGTCATGTAATTAGAAAGAGCTTCTGCTTTTTTTGCATCCCCCATCTTTCTACCCATTTGTCTCATTTTAGCTTCAAATACTTCTTGTGGTTTTCTACCTCTAGCTCTAAATGCACCACCAACTTTATCTACTAATCTTAAAAATTGACTGTCGCTATATGCTAACTCTTTACCACGTAGTGCAAGTTCTTTTGCACCTTTACCTACACCATATACAAAGGGTGTAAGTACAATACCTTCTGATGCAAACCTAGTTCTGTTTAATAATTTACGCAAAGCTTCTCCACGATTCGTGTCTGCGGGTTCTCTGTCAAGTTTTGTTGGACCTCCTATCATGTCTCCAAAAGTTCCTATTCTTTCTATGTCTGCTACAAAAGTTTCACCTGCAGCACCACCCATTACACCAGCAGCAAATCTTTTATAACCTGCTTTATCATTTAGTTCTGCGGTTTTCTTTAAACTTTTTTGTAGGTTAGGGTTTTTTAAATTTAAAAGAGTTCCTGCTTTTTTATTTTGTAAAGCTTTGGTTGCTAACTTCTGACCTAATTTAAAACCAACAGCACCTGGTATACCTATTTGTGTAAATGCTTCTGTTAATTTACCTATAGCTCTTTCTCGTGCTACGTCTTCAACCGCGTTAAATACTTTATTGTCAAAAAACTCTTCTACACTAGCTGCTGTATCTGTATCTGCTCCAAGATCAAATAGTTCTGCAGCTAAAGAAAATACTCCTTCAGGTACTTTAATTAAGCCTGATAGTATTCCTGCTGCTCCTGATAGAAAAAAATTTGTTTTATTATTTTTTTCAGCATCTGAAAGAGGATCATAGTATTTGACCATTTATCCTCCTAATTTGTATATCCGGGAAACTCTGGTTGTTCCTGAAGGTTTTTTATTCTTTGTTCTTCTCGTTCTTCTTCTTTTTGTTTTTGGCTTTCTTCAACGCCTTCTATAATACCTTTTTGATACTCAGTTAATTCAACTCCGCCTGGTGCTTCACCTTCACTGCCAGGTAAATCATTACCACTAGCATCTACTTCTGCTAATAAAATTCTATTTCCTTTTCCTTTTTCTACTCTTACATATTTAGTTAGATCTCCTGTTAGAGGACTGTACAAAGCAAAAACGACTCCTGCGTCAGGATTTAATCCTTGTATTGATTTTACAATATTTTGACCATCAGGAACAACTTGACCCGGTGATGTAATAGCTTCAGATGTTTCTAAAATTGTTTGTAGTTTCTTTGCAATAACAGGGTTTCCTGCTTCAGGGAAATTTGCTAAAGCTTCTTTATTTTTTAGTTCAACTCCAGCTATTTCTTTTTGAGCATCTAATCTCTCTGTTTGTAAAGTTCTATCTTGTTCAAACTGTCTGTCTTGACCCAATAGTTGAGCCATGATTTGTCTTCTACCTGCTGCAGAGTTAGCTTTTGATTGATTATATTTAGCCATAGGATCTCTAGCTGCTACTGCACCTGTTTGAAATATATTTCCTTGTGGTGGTGTAGCTAATAAGTTTAAACCAAACTCTGTTAAAAAATTACTTTTACTATAATCAGGAGCTGGAGCTCTTTCATCTAATTGTTTTAAAACTTGTTCTACGCTGCCATCAGCATATCTTTGTCTCATGCCGTCCATGATGCCTGAGTCTTCAGTGCTGCCACCCATTCTAAACATTGGTCTTTTTAAAGTTCTACTCATTGTTATCCTTATTCCGGTTTTCTAAATAAACCACCAACTGTTGAAGCAACTCCTAAAGCTGTTTGTAATGGTGTAAGATTAGGTGTTTGCGATACGTTGCTAGAACCTGGGTATCCAGATATCAATGATGCAATACCTCTACCGTAAGTATCTAATCTACCTTGTGGTTCGAAAGCTTGTAATCTATTACCTTCTTGTTGTGCGTCTAACACTCTTTGTTGTTGCAACTGTTGAGCGGCGCCCACCTGACCCAATGATGCAATGTCTGCTCTTTGTAATTGTGGAAGAGCACCAGCTAATCCTGTTTGTGCTCCAAAAATATCAAATCTATTTTGAAAGTCTTGTTGTCTAGCTCCTTGTGCTTGACCAAAACCTTGTTGTAATAATCCTGCTTGTAATAAAGCTCTTTCTCTATCTGCCCCTAATCCGTATTCAGAAAGTTGTACACCCGCTCTACCTGAACCAAGAGCTCCTAATTTAGCTTGTTGATCTCTTAATGTTTGTTCTTGCATAGCTCTATTTCTATCGAACTCACCTAATGTTGTATCAATAATTGATGATTGATAAGGAGACATAAAATCTTCAATACTTCCTGCTCCTGATCCTGCACCTGATCCCAACATACCTTGTGCACCACCTAATGTTGTTTGTGCTTGTTGTAAAAAAGGTTGATATGATCCTATACCTTGTCCTGCAAGAGATACTGCTTGTGTTTGTAAAGCATCTTGTCCTGCAACTTGGGGTGCGAATCTAGATGTATCTAAAGGTACAGCAGTTAAACCTGTTAACTGTGTTCCGTAATCTTTGGCTAGATCATCTATAAAACTTGGTGCCTGTGTTACTGATCGTGCTACTGCCATTATTTTTTATCCTTTTTATTTTTATTTAATTTTTTCTTTACTATACCAGTTCCCACTACTGCTGTAGTTCCAACGGCCGTAGCTTTACCTATATTTTTTAACGCTTTTCCCGGACTTTTAAATAAAAGATCAGGATCCTCAGCACCTTTTCTATCTACATAATCAAATAAAGATTCTTTTTTAGGCTTGTTAGATTTTTTACCAAGTTTCATTATGGCTCCCATGCCTTTTGTAATTAATCCCATTATGCTACTCTGTCCTCTAGTTTTTTCATTGTTGCGTACATTTTATCAGCACCTTTATCGACGTTGCCGCCGCCTGCTGCTCTTACTGCATCTGCTGTAAATACAAATTCGTTTTTAGATAGTCTTGCTGGTACATCGTCAGCTCTTTCAGCTTCACCCATTGGTACAAAACCACCACCTCTTAAATCCATTTCATTGCCGCCCATGTCCATCATACCACCTTCTTGTGCCATAGTTCTGTTTGGTTGTTGTTGTTGTTTTTGTCCTTGTAATAATTCTAAAAATTCTTCAAATTCCATTTCCATAGGAATTATTCCACTTTTTTTGTATTGCATAAATAGTTGACGTGTTTCAGACATTGCATCATCATAACCATAAGATGCCATCACACCACCTTCAGCCATTTTCATTATACCACCGTCTCTAGCTTCAGGCATTTGTTCTATCATCTTTTTTCTTCTCATATATTCTTTATAATCTCTAAGAATCTGATCTTGCATACCGCTCATATCTCTTTGTTTCATGTCTTCTAAAAATTTGTCAAAGTCTTTTTGACTACCCATGATACCACCGTCTTCAGCTTGTTCTCTTTGTTCTGTAAAATCTCGTGGAGCGTTAGCTGCATAAGTTGCTGCCATTTCTTCTGGTGTAAATTTTCTAGATTCTACATCTGGTGAAAATCTTAAACCAATAGCTGAAGCTGTTTTTGGATCTGATATGTTTGCAAGTTTAGCTATGTCTTGTAAATTTAATCCTACGTCTTGACCTGTGTAAATTGGGTCTTCTTTATCTTTTGTAAATGCACCAGCCAATAATCCTGAACCAAGTGCAAGTCCTGGACCAGATAATAAACTTGATAATATACCGCCTTGTCTTCCTGTAGTTACAGGTTTGCCTGTCTTTGGATCAATCTCTGTTGGTTTACCTAAAAAAATATCTTTAGCAAAATCACTTGTTGCAGCTTTTTTAATTCCACCACCTACTCTTTGAGCTCCGCCTAATATATTTTCAAGAATACCTTTAAACCCTGTATTTTTAGAAGCAATATCCTCTCCTCCAGTTTTACCAAGTAAATAAGAACCACCTAAAGCAGCAGCTGCGGGTAAAGCAACTTTCTTAAGAGGGTCCATAATTTTCTTTTGGAAGAACGAACCTATACCATAGTTTCGTCTACCATCTTGGCCCATTATTCCGCCGTATGCTCTTAACTGTCTGTCCATTTGAAATCTAGATATTGCCATAGTTTACCACATTACTTGGTTTTTGGGAACAAATCAAGCGAAGGCATGATTACTTTGACATCTCTTCTGATGTCAGCTTCTGGCACGCCTTTTGCTTTCCATTCCTCATCTGTATTGTATTTTTCACCTGTTTTCAAGTTAGATATTGTCGTTATTATCTTTTCTGGCTTTATTGTTTGCATTATGTCGTTACCTCTCTTGGTTCTATTTCTAGTATTGAAGCTATTACATGTAGCTCATTTGCATCACTGGCCTGTACTTTTAAGGCCTCACCTGCTTCCATAACCAAGGGCTGTGTTAGAAGCTGTGTTGTAGCATTTGAAGCTATAGCTTTTGTTTTAAATAAGCTGAATATATTAGCCGATGCGTCCACTAAAGTCACTGTTATATTGGCTCCTGATCCAGCATCTTCAGATACTATAATAGACTTAATTACAGATGTTTTAAATGAAGGCACTGTGTAAACAGTTGTTAAGTCTGTCGTTGTTAAATCTACCTTTGCGTTTATAAAACTATTAGCCAATAATTAATAAAGAAGTTAAATGCTTCTACCTCGTCTTTTAAGTCTTGTTGATACGTTGTGTTTAATTTTTGTAAAATACCATCGAGATCTCTAACCTGTGCGTCAGCTACAGATTGCTTATACTCTTCACTTGGTCTTGTTAATACTTGTACTATCTTTGCCATTATCTATATAAACTTGCTAGCCCTCCACCAGAATAACTTGCTCTACCGCCGTATTTAAAAGGTGTGCCAGCAGTGTCATCAGAAAAGTCTGAGGCACTCGCATTACCTCCACCACCGCCGCCTCCGCCTCCATCAGAGTCACTACCCCCTCTATCTCTTGGATCTGGAGCAGTAGGAGTAGGTTGAGCAAATTCATCATTAATATTTCCACCATAAGTTCCATCAGCGTTTGTTAGATCGCCAGTTTCTTCATCTACTGTTGTGCCTTCAGCACTGTAAAAATCGTTACCGCCGTATGTTCCTGTTACTTGAAAACCTTCGTCAATCGGAGTGTCTGGATCAATAAACGGTCCTTTAGGTATGCCAGGTGGTCCTTTAGGTATGCCATCTTGATTAAAGAAACCTAGTCCTTTAGCTATGTTTGGATTTTTACCGAAAAATTTTGAACCTAGAGTTAAAGCTAATGGTCCAAATATAGGTCCAAGAATACTTCTCGCTATTAAACCCATTATTCCTTGTTTAGCTATACCACCTAAAGTTGATTTACCTTTACTTTTTCCACTTGTACCTTTCCCACTAAATCCACCGCCTGTTACATTATCAATAAATTTATTAGTTTTATCTTGCCCACGATTCAAAAATTGCTCCGCGCCTCTTGAAACTAATTGACCTGCAACTAAATTTCCTATTGTTGATAAATCCATTATCTTCTTCCGTCCGGTTGTATATCTAATCGAAACGTGCCAAGTTTCCAATCCTGACTAGTTCCTGTGTTTTCTATTTTTAAAGCTATAGCTCTTGCTCTCGCTCTAGTGTCCACCTTACTAGTTGATGATGTTATTGTAAAGGGACCAAGTGATGAGCTTGCTGCTGCATCATTTGAAAAATCTCTAAGGTTTAATGTAACTCTAGTATCTCCTGTTTGTGATATAAAATCAGGCACAAATCTTCTTATCTTCATTATATATTCACCATCGCCTCTAATATCCGCCGTGCCTGAGGTAGCTCCTCTTGCTACTCTTTGTGTGATATCAAAATCACCTGATAATATATTAGCTGTAATAGCTGTCACTGCTCCACCTTTAACTTGATCAGTTCCTGTTTCGTGTTGGTAGTATGTTGCTATACCATCTGTATTTCCTTGAACATATGTAGCTGAGCTAGACCCTTCTACACCATCAGCATCATATTCTAATGCGTGAGGTTTACCGAATACAGCAGAGTCTTGCCATGCTGTTCTAGCTAAAGTTCCAACTGTCCATATTGGTCTTTGTGGCGATGAATCTTGATAGTTGTAACAAACCATTTTGTTTACAATCGCAGAGTTTGCGGTTGGATAAAACCACATAATTTCACCAAACAAATTATTAAGTCCTGCAGATATCATTTGATTACCAGAATCTAAATTAATATCATCAAATACAAAGTCTTCTACTAAACATGTTAATGATTCAAGAGCACCCGCATATCTAAAGAAACCATTTTCTGAAAACCAATATGCAGCTCCGTCTACTTCAACCACTGCATTCTTACCTACTAATCCGCAGTTGGTTCCTGCTTGTATGAAAGCAAATGTAAAAGGTTGACCTACAAAACGCATTAAGAATAATGCTGTGTCTGTGTAAACATAAATAGAATCTCTACCTCTAATAGCTCCCATGATCCGTGATCCGTCGGCCAGTCTCTGTGTACCAGCTGTATTGGTTGCTGTAGGTGTATAAGTATTAATATCCTCTTGAGACGAGAACCTTACAAACATATTATCTTGTGTAGACTTTGTACCGATCGTTGTTTCAGTACCAAAGAATACTAAGTGTCTATCCGGTGTAGATACTAACATATGTCTTGATGCAGTTGGTGCGCCAGATATAATCGTGGCTCTTGAAGATGTTGCATCTGTTGCTGCTGAGTTCCATTCAAATACTTCACCATCAACAATTAAACAAATAGCTTTGTCACCAAAGTTATCAATGGACCACATACCAGGATCAACAATTAAGTCACCTGATGCTGCTTCTCCCCATGCAACGTAGCTTGATGTGTTTGTAACTGCAGCTCCTGAAGAGTGTGACGCTGCTGTTGTATTTCTCACACCTCTTGTTACACCTGTTAAAGTGTTTGTAGATATACCTGTGTAAGATATTTCTTCTGTTCCTACTTGTATAAAGTTTGTGCCTGAAGATGGGAACTGTGATGCATCGTTTAATGTTATACTTGTTGTAGAGCTATTAATGTCAGAAGATAAAACTGTAGTAAAAGCTCCTACTTCTTCTCCACCCCAAGACCCAAGAGACCAACCAAATCCTTGTGCTTGCACATCGGGACCTACGTGATAGTAATGTTGAACTCTTATACCGCCTGATTGAGTTGCACCAGATCCTGTCTCATTGGAAGGCATTGTAATTGTAATCGTGTTAGATGTAGGTACGGTTGTAACCATAAATCTTATATCATCAAAGTTTGCTGCTGCGTAATTTGAATTTGTAATAGCACTAAAATTATCTAGTAATACAATGTCACCAGCTTGAATACCATGATCGCCCGAAAAGTTTATTGTAACAGTCGCTGATCCGTTAGTTGTACTAAATGCATTTGATAATGTGTTTGTAGATTTAATCGGATGTATGTCATAAAACACTCCACCTGAATAAGCGTATAAAATTCTGTTTGATCCTATAATAGAATATTTTCTACCTAAACTATTAGTGAATTGATGTAGTGCTCTTGCTGCACCTGTTATATTGTCGGCACCTAGTTGTTTCCAACCACCTATCTTTTCAGGGAATAGATATCTAAAACGTACATTATCACAATCTATCCACTGACTTTCAGCAGCGGTAGCAGTAATTTGTTTGTTTATTCCAGGTGCAAAATTAACCTTCTGTAACATAGATCTCCAGATTATATTAGATTGCGTTGATTATCAACGAGTTTTGGGTATACCCAACATAGGTCTTTTATCATACAAATTGGCTTTTGCAAACCTTCCATCTGCATGATTATAGTGTAGAAACACTTGTCCGCAAAGCTTTCCTTCAAAAGGTTTACGCCAATGCTCTAATTCACAGCCAGAATAGATAAGCATATCACCAGGTTTTAGATTAACTTCTACACCTAATGGTGCACCTGGTTT